CATAAACAGATTCTTGATACTTTGTTATTGTATCTCTGTGCTTCTTCTCTTTCTTAATTCTATTAATAAAAGCATGATATGCAACTGTTGTAAAATATGAAAATGGATTGTATTCAGATGTAATATCAAATTTTTTATTTGTTACCGCTGTATACATCTTTACTAAAGCATCTCCAACCATTTCGTCTCGATAAGTATAATTAATAAAATTAGATGAATAACTTAAACCATGAGCAATCTTATGAATCATATCACCAAGCTTAGGTGTACAATCTTCGCAATCATAATATGCAACTAGTTCAGCTTTTAATTCGCGTGGATCTACATAATATTCCGTCTTTTTTGGTTTAGGACCTCTACGCTTACCGGTAGTTTTTTTAGTATTAGCCATATTACAATTATAGTATATAAAAATTATTTTTCAACTATATCAGTTGCCGTAAAATTAATCTTTTCAGACTTATAAATTTCTTTTCTTTTATCTGAATGACGTGTACCGTATTTTAACTTATCAGCAAGATCTATAATAATTAGTTTATTTTTACTTTCATGTAGTCTCAAACCTCTACCAATCGATTGTATAGTTCTTATAAAACTTTTACCACCAGAAGCAAACATAATCATATGTATATTTTTAATATTAACACCGGTACTAAAAATAGAACTCATAGCAATACAAATAACATCATTATTAGTTTCCATTATCTTTTTAATTTTATCTCTTTCTTCTACCTCTACTTCACCTTTAACAAAATAAACTTTTTTATTTAGAATTTGAGATAAATTATCAAATAATGCATCACCATGGGCTAAATGGTTAACCAATATAAGAGAATTATTATTAAATTTAGTACATATATTTTTAATAACATTATTTCTAAAATTATTAGTATATATAAAATCTAATTCTGCTTTAAAATTATTATTACCACTAACTACAAGAGGCTTATCTTTATATCCTATGTTAATTACCTTAATGTCTACGTTAGTTAAATAGCTCTCTAACCTAAGTTGGTAGCTATCCTTATCGTATATGACTTTACCTAATTTACCAATGACATTCCATTGCTCCGGTTTATCATCCGGTAAGGTACCAGTTAATCCAAATTTATTAAAAGTATGGATTTTATTAACCATCTTACTTACTTTATTAGATTTTTTAATCGTATGACATTCATCAACCACTAAAACGTCGATATATTGGATCCAATCATTATCATCAAACTGACTCTGTAATATACCTCTATTAGCTATAATACAGTTAGCAGTTAAATCAGGTTTTATTTTTCCTGTCCACCTAGTAAATTTAAATAATACATTGTATTCTATAAAATCATTATAAGTTTGATTAACTAGTCCTAGGTCGGGTACCAATATTAAAATTTTTACTTTAGGGTTATTAGAATAAAGACTCATTAACAATGAAGCAATCGTTAAAGTTTTACCACCACCAGTACCTAGTTTTATAATACCTCTTCCAAATTTTAATGCTTCTTTTACTGAATCTAATTGATAATCTCTTAATGGAAATTTTAAATTATCATATGCTCTTTCCTCATTATATGTTGGTTTGACTATGGGTAAAATATCTTGATCTATTTGATAGTCTGTATTTGGATATTCTAGTTTTATGTAACTTAAAATATCAAAAAAAAGACCCGGTTCAAAAAGACCTGTTGGTGTAATACCATATATACGAGGATTAGAATAGAATCTTGCTCTACCCCTCATTCGAAAACGAGCTGTTTCATCTTTAACGCTAAAATGTTCTCGTATATTGTCTAAATCATCTGTTATTAATCTAATTTTTTCTTTAGCTAATTCAAATTTCATTATAATTGTTCCATTTTCATTATTTCAATAATATTTTTTATATCAAACCCAACAGCACTAAACGTTTTTTCGGTTTTTTCTAAAAACTCAATAATTAACTCTTCATTACTTATTTTTTCAGATATTTCCTTCATCTTTTCATGTTTATAACTTGCTTTTTCTGCTACTGGCATAGTTACTTTAACTGGGCTTTCTTCTACTATTTTTTTAACTACTTCTTTCTTTACTGAATCTCTAAGTATTCTTAGTTTTAATAGATTTTGTTTATGTCTTATTAATTTAGCTACCCAGTAATGTTTACGAGCCGGAGTTTTCATCGATGAGTCTTTAAGGTTAAATTCATTAATTTGTAAATCTTTTTCTATTTCATCTATATATTGATCTAATAAACTCACATATTAATTATAAATACTAATATGAAGAAAACAACTTTATTTGAAAAAGCATTTAAAAAATCATTAAACGTAAGAAAAAATAGTCAAGGATTAATGGGTTCAAAGACCCGAGTGCATAAAGATAAGAAAAAAGAATCATCTAAAACGGAAGGTAGAAAAAAAGTAGGCGAAGAAGATGAAAATACTGTAGGTGGAGGGGTTTTAGGCTCCGCAGCCGCGGCTGGTTATGGTACAACAGTAAGCGGTACACCTGGTACTGATGCATATGCTCCAGGTGATTTTAGAAGACCTACAGCCTTAGGTGCAATGTATTCAAGAAAAGGTAAAGTAGGTAAGAAGAAGAAAAAAACTAGAAAATTAAAAAATAAAAAGTAAATATCTTAATGGATACAGGTATATGGGAAGTATGTAAACCAATACCAGAAGACTCTTTCGGGTTTATATATGAAATTACCAATACTATTAATGATAAAAAATATATTGGTAAAAAACAAATGGTCCGTAAAATAAAACGTAAACCGTTAAAAGGTAAAAAACGTAAACGTATCGATTTTATTGAAAGTGACTGGAAAACATATACAGGTTCGTCTGATGCTTTAAATAATGATATAGCTTTATTAGGTTTAGATAAATTTATCTTTAAAATATTAAAATTTTGCAATAGTAAATTTGAATTATCATATTTTGAAGCTAAAATGCAGTTTGAAAAGGATGTCCTATTAAGTGAAAATTATTATAATGGTATTATAAACTGTAGAATAGGTAAAGCACCTAAGTTGTTTTTGGAACAGTACTATAATAAAGGTAATGATGGCTGACTTACATATAGAAAATTATGATTTTACTATAATTGACTTTAATGAGTTATTGATAAACGATATACAACCACAAATAATTAATTCTTTACATGAATTTAACTTATTGGACAAGAGTATTAATAATTTACAAGTAAAAAAATTCATATATCACTATACTATCTATAATATATGCCAAAGATTACTTAATTGTAAGTCAAAATCTATTATATACTTTAATAATACCCAGTTAGATGACTGCGAATTAACAAAATACTATAAGGAAAATGAGATATTAGTGTTTTTTACTAATTTTCTTCGTAGAGTAGATAAAATATTACCGTTAAAAATATTCATTAGTAAATATTCCATAGTATATCTTGACCATCTTATAGATATCAATGATGGTAAAGCCCAAACTACTATAAATTCTATGATTAGTAAGATTAATAATATGGATATCGGTAAATATACGTTTTCTGGTGTGAAAAAATTTACTAAACGTTATGAATTAACCTTTTTAAACAGGGATTACTTTAATAGACTATCTACAAAACTACTTCTAATTAGATAAATAATAATATGGACATGTTTAACCAGCTAGCTAATAGTACCTTAAGAAAAATAGATAGAAATACTATTAAAGAAAATAATGAAATAATGAGTCAAATGCAATCTGGTAAGTCTTTTGGTGATTTTTTGAGAAGTCTTGTAGGTAAGTCTAGAAGAGATATTTTAGATTCTGGAAGCTTTGCAAGATTATATTCTATGAATATGCACGGTATAGGCGGCAATAAAAACTCTCCAGATGCCCCTGCAGTACTATTAAGTAGATTTTTAACTGACTTTGGTGATTATGTTAATCAAGATATTACAAAGCTACGTTCAGGGGCAGCTGAAACTGATGATTTTAAAAAGAAGTATGATTATCAAGGACATCTTGAAAGGGAAAAAGAACGTAGAGATTTATTTCGTCAACAAATGACAGAAAAAGATCCTGAAAAAAAGTCAGAATTAAGACAAAAGATGAATGCTTTTAGAAATAACAGTGAATATGCTGAAGCAAGAAGAGCTCTTTATAAGAAAGAAGATGTAGCAGTTGACGATTATCATAA